GGCGAATACCCTGCGCAATCATTTGAACCCACGCTGTCTGTAAAACCTAGTGTAACCGTGGCTGTCCCCACGCTGAATAGGTATGTGAAACCGTGGCCGTAGAATGATTGCTCTCAAATTTTTGAGCTGCGTATTATTTAACCTTTTGTTTTGAAATTTATTGATCTATGTGTCAGAAGCAAGCGTTGATTGACATATACTTTGATTATTTCTTTTGCAAATTGTATTTTCTTTCTTTTCTATAAGCTGGTAGCCCAGTAGGATGCGATCTCCTCTTGAAGAAACACACAGCGGATTCGACACCGTCTGTTGGCGCATTACTTAGGCGACGATTATGGAACTTCAATTATTTGAAGGTAGGCACCATGGCTAGAACCCATGGCGGTTAGTAGACTCTTAATTTTATGATTTTATATTAGGCATGAGCAAAGTAGCTTAGAATAACTCCTCATGACTGGACTGTTTTGCGCATTTCGTCCAGCGCGTATAGATGAATTTAGTTGATAAAATCGCTAGCCGTAGAAGGTCACTCCCTGTATATGGGTGGTATTACCGGAAAACGCTATTACCATTTGAAAGCCAAATCTTATATATCATGGACAAGCGAAATGATCTTAAAACTTTGACTGACTTATTGAATGATCTTGATCTTGCCCCTCAACCGGATACCGATTATGGACTTGCTACTGATGATGACGTTCTTCAATATTCCATCCATTCTCTTGCCGCTTCTGCTGCCATATGCAACATTGAAAATTTTGTTCATTATTATGAAATGTCTGGCACTACTCTTCAGAAAGGAGCTTTGTATGCTTATTTGAAGCAATTTTCATTTGACGAGGCACCAATTGCTACTCTTTTCTCGATTCGCGAAAACTCTTTGAATAATGCTTTTATTTGCAAAGAGTGGGATGAGATAAAGTGCTTCTTGCGATTGATGTCTTGTTCTGGTGTACCAATCTCTGTTTCTGAAGATGGAAATCATTGGTGTGGATGTTGCGATGGTTACTCTGACATCACCATTACTTTCAAGGATTTCGTGATTGTCAAGACGATTTCAGAGGAGCGATTTGCCGGGAACTATGTGACTGGATGGTTTTACACCATTAATAAAACTTACCATGAGTTGAAGTTAATTTTGTCTGGAGACGTTGAAACTAACCCAGGTCCTAACACTCAATCGAAGATCCGTGATGAAGAAAAGGAGGATGAGCACCGCAGGATTATAAATCAGATGCGGCGTGAAATTGAGAAGTTGAAGAAAGCACAGTCGCAGCATCAGAACTGTGTGCAGCGGCAGATCGAACTTGAAAAGCGTAACAGAAAGAAGAAGCGTGAGTGCGGTGCTGATAGGAAACGGTACGCACAGGCGCTCATACCTGAGGTGATTGAACAAGTCAAACATGACATATCTGCTGTATGGAACGATTCTGAGACTCTTGCTGAAACTGCCAAAGCTGCCAGTTATGTGGCTGCCAATTTGGTAGTGCCTGGTGCTGGTACTGCTGCTGCTACTGTTGTGAATGGATCTAAATTGTCTTCTGCTGTGAATAGACTGAATCCCACCATAGACTTGCTTCAAGGCGTTCTCCAAACGTTGACTAACGCGGCCGATGAATTGAAATCTGTATTCAGTGTCCCAAAGGAGTTTGATATCATTGGGATTCTAGTTTCACTTGTTTCAATTTGTAATTGTCTGCAAGAGAAGCAACTATTTTTGTTATCCCTTCATTGCACCAACTTGGCTCGCCAGTTTGGTGTAACTTTGGAGTCTTTGATGTCATTGATTCCGTCTTATAGTTCTTCTGATATATCTTTTACTCATGGTGAGACTACACAGCGTGTAGGACAATCTCTTGTCCAAGATATGCTTGGAACCGCTACCAAAATGCCAGAACTTTTGCCATTTGCTGGGTTCCTTTCTTTCATGTGTGGTGCTTTTTCCTTGGCTTGTAGTGGAATTATGCCTTCACCATCGGAAATGACGAGACATTTTTCCAATATCGGACGCGCAGCACAGGGCTTCAGAGCTTTGAAGGATCTTTTCAATTGGATATTTGATTACCTGGCAGAGATTTATTACACTACGGTGTACGGGATGTCTGCTGAGGAATACAGATTTATGCAAAATTTCCCTCAACTGGAGAATTTATATGCTGCTGTGAAGATGATTGAGAAATTTGAAAGAACCATTATCGATGCGTCCGCGGCCATAGCCAATCAAGTCTTGACTGTTAATCACCAACTTAATGAATACCATTTCCAGGCTTCCAAGATGAAATCTCAATCTAGTACTCATCTTGTGAAAAGCCTTCAGAATAGGATAAGGGACCAGACAGAATGGGCTACTCATAGTCCAGCCCGTTGTCATACTATTAGAACTCAACCTGTGGCATTGTATCTCTTTGGACATCCTGGTGTAGGAAAGAGTGTGGCGACTGAAGTGTTGAAAGCTCGCATTTTCAAGGAATATCTACACAAGGATGGCATAAAGTATGAGTCATGTTCGTTCCCACGTCGTGCTCAAAACGAGTACTGGGAGGGCTATACTGGTCAACCCATTGTGATTCTTGATGATTTTGGGAATGTGAAGGACTCACAACAGAAGCCCGTGGAGGAATATGAAGAATTGGAGTACATGGTGAATACCGCTCAATTTCCACTCAAAATGGCTGAGTTGAAATCGAAGGGTGTTACCAATTTTACTTCCGAGTTCATTATTGCTTCATCCAACCAGAGATATCCTGAGATCAAGTCACTTGTTGATCCCGGTGCTGTGTTCCGTCGGTTCCATGTTTGGGCAGATGTCACAATTGACCCTTTATATGGCGTTCCGATTGGCAAAGACGAAACCGGGAATTCTTATTTCACATTTGACAAGGAAACGATTGCTAGGACTCAGAATATGGCCATTGGTGATGTACCACCGTTGTATACTGACCATTATAGATTCACGTGCTATAGAGTCATTCATAACAAGCAGACTGGAAACGCAGAAATCAAGTACATAACAGACAAGAACAGCCTCACATTTGACCAATTTTGGGAATTTTTCAAGAGTGAAAATGATAAAAGAAAGGAAGATAGTGAGGCCCTTGCGAATGCTATTCGTGAACAAGCTGGTATCGAGACACCAGCTCCCCCAGCCACTGAGAAACAAATTCTTGACGACTTTGACAGGATCTTCAATCCTGAGAAATTTTTAGAAACTGTTGCTGCTGAGGAAAAGTTCTTGGTTGAACTTGGTGAAGACTACTTTGATGCTGAGCAAGATGAGGTCTTTGGATCTATTGCTCATATTTTCAATGGACAACTTCGTCTTGGAAAGCTGAAACGGATGTTTTATGAGAGCAAAACAGAATGCAACAAAGCGTTTGCTCGCATCTGGAAGAAGTTGAAGGCGTGCATTACTGTCACAAGTAATGCTATGCTTTCCATTGCCCAGTTCATACTATCCTTTTTCCTCGGTGCTGCTCAGAGGACTATTAGTTATTTACCTAGTGTACCAACCTCCAAGATTTTGACTGGCATTTGCGCAACAGCAGCTGCTCTTTTTGGAGTTTGGTACACTGGAATTTTTCGTGGTCAGTCCACTGACGACAGCAACACTTGGTGTAAATTTAATCGTTCGCCTTCTGACTCTATATCTCCGTGTGACACATGCGTCACTTGCAAAATTATGCAATACCCCAAACATGGCGACATGTTGGCTCACTTTTTGGACCGCACGGGAATCAAATCTGTTCGCGATGATTTGCTTGAACAAGGCATGTCCCGCGACACTCTTGAGGAAATCCGCGAAGAGATTAGATTGTCTCTTAACAGGCCCGTCGCCCAGCGTCTTATCGGCCAATGTCCCGTACTGCAGCTTATTGATCAGGGTTTCGTTGTCAACACCTACCTCGAAGCTCATCAAGTCATTGGCAGCTTGTGCTGGGTCAATTGCGCCTTTTGTGAGATGGCTGGAAAAGTGATGTACAACCCGTTGGATAATGAGGATTGCATCCGTTGCGCCAATGATATTCTGAACCTCAAGGCACAAGCACAGAGGGTGTATGAAAACCAGCCTCGAGCTGTACGCCCTGCGAGTTATGCTCAACGGACTTACGAAAACCAGCCTGCTGGATCTCGACCCCACAAATTTGCACAGAAGGTTTATGATGATGGCCCCAGAGTGCCTCGAGGACGACGATTGGCTCAAAGTATGGTGGAATGCAAGACCGAAATGCACATTGGTGCCCGAAAGTATGCACAGCGTGACCGTGTTCAGATTGAACAAACTACCCAGGTTCTTCTGAACAACTCTGTCTGGATACAGGCTGTTGATGGGAAGGGTATGTGCTGTCGGAGCAATGGAGTGTTCCTTGTCGGACGAACCATGATTACGACCGCGCATACGATTCTCAATCCGCCATACATAGATCCAATCAAGTACCTGATCATTCGGAATCCATATTCCACTGACGCAGCCATTCAGATCCCTATTGAGCAGTGTCAGATATCCCAGGCATTCCAATTGGATGGGTCTCCTGTTGATCTTGCTCTTGTCTCATTTCCACCAGTTGTGCCAAATCGCCCTCGTATTCTTTCCAAATTTCTTGGAGCGGAACACATTGATTTGTTGAAGGAGGGGGATTTGACATTTTCAGGATTCTATGAGATCAATGGCAAGACCATTGTTCAGGAGAAGTACCCTTCTTATTTTAATGTCTCAACTAAGACTACAGAATATTTTCTTCATAGTCCCGGAACTTGCCCTAAGGATAAAGCTCAGTGCAGGTGTCCCATCAAGATTGGGAACCATATTGATTATGATTTGGAGACAGTGAGCGGAATGTGTGGCGCTTTGCTTTCCATTTCAAATCGCATGATCCATACCAAACTTATTGGTTTCCATGTTGCTGGAGGCGCTGGCACGCTTGCTCTTGGTGCTTTGACTACACGACAGTTTCTGGAGAAAGCTCTGACCGACCATGTTGAGAAGTTTGGCATTCCTAAACAGTACCTAATTGACGGAAGACTTCCTTATTCTCAATCATGGATTGATCCTTCTTACAAGGTGTCATTGCTTGATTTGGGTGATTGTCTGAATGTAGGCGTTGCACCTTCACCCGCTGCCCCTGTTGCCACACAGCTTGCGCCCTCTCTGATTTTCGACAAAGTACAACAACACATTGCCAAGCCAGCCCATCTGAGACCTGTAGAGGTTGAAGGGGAAGGCAAAGTGGATCCAATGATGAAAGGTATAAAGAAAATCATGGGAGGACAGGCGTTTGTGGATCCTGACTTGCTCGACGCTGCTGCGAATGATGTTTTCCAAGGACTTGGCCAGCCAAAGACTGGAAAAGGTATCGTGCATAGCTACGAGGAAGCTATAGTTGGGGTGGAGGGTGATCCATACAAACGACCGATTAACCGAACGACCTCACCTGGATATCCTTATAACTTGAACAACAAGTCCAAGGGAAAAACGGCTTGGTTGGGAGACGGAGAAGACTATATAGTGGACAATCCGGAGCTCAAACGAGACGTAGAAACTTTGTTGGAAGATTCAAGGCGTGGCATCCGGGGGAATGCAATCTCGATTGCTACCCTCAAGGATGAAAAGCGCCCGATCGCCAAGGTTGATGCGGGCAAAACTCGAGTTTTCGAGGCTTGCCCGCAACACTTGGTGATTGCTATCCGACAATATTTCTTGGATTTTGCTGCCCACGTTATGAGGAACAGGATTGATAATGGCATTGCTGTCGGCATCAATCCTTATTCACTTGAGTGGACAAAACTGGCCCATCACCTGCAGTCTAAAGGAAACTACATGATTGCAGGTGACTTCTCGAATTTCGATGGTTCGTTGTTGATGCAGATTCTGGTGAAGATTGTAGAGAAGATCAACGAGTGGTATGGTGATGATGAGGAGGCACAACTGATCAGAGCGGCTTTGTGGGAGCACATTTGCAACGCTGACATCTTGGTGCGCGGAGAAGTGATTCGCAAGACTCACTCGCAGCCTTCTGGAAACCCCCTCACTGTCATCATCAACTCGTTGTTCAACGGCATTGTAATGCGTATTGCATACATGCTGTTGAAGAAGGAACAAGGACTCCCTGCTGTGTGCGACTATCGGAAGTACGTTGCTGAGATCATTTACGGTGATGATGATATCAAGTCTGTGGACATTGGAATACTCCACTGGTTCAATCAACTCACCTTGACTGATGCTTTGGCTTCCTTTGGATTGACATACACAGATGAGACCAAGACCGGTAAGATCTTGCCCTACAAACCACTGGAGGAAGTTGCTTTTCTGAAGAGAAAGTTTGCTATTCAGAAGGATGGTACTTTTATGGCCCCGATGGACCTGGAGAACATTCTCGAGATTACGAACTGGATTCGGGGAAAGGCAGCAAAGACTGCAACCCTTGAAAACTGTGAACAAGCTATCATGGAACTCTCTCTCCATCCGCAAAGTGTATACGAACAATGGAGTTCGCGTATACGGGAGGAACTCGCAAAGGTTGGACTTAATATTATGGTCCCGACCCATTACGAGCAGATGGAGACGTACAGGCACAATCGTGATCTGTACGCCCGGACAGAATATGTTCCTCTTTGGTGATTTTGGCCTAGACCCGGAAGTGTGATCTTGGATTCGGAAAATAAACGGGATACTTCCGAGTCTACTGCTGCTTCCTTGCCACCCCATAGAGTGTTGCTGTGCTCTGGTGATACAGCTCCCGACTTTAGGGCGAATAGTCATCTACCCCTATCGTATAACATGACTGCTACTACTCAAAACTCACAAAGTGGTTCCGTTTCGTATGACCACGATCAAAACACGAACGTTGATTCTACCCGAGGAAAATTGTTGACTGATATACAGATGTCGGCTGATTCCGTTCCGATGTCATCTACAACTACTCAGCTGGCCTTGAACGATACCACTCGACATGAAATTATGAGTATTCTTGAACGTCCTGTTAACCTTGGAACTTTTGAATGGAAAACCTCCGATGCAGCACTTCCCATTCAATTGGCTCTGACTGATTACGAGGCTAATACTCAGAATTATCTTAAACAGCTCAATTTTCCCCAAGACATATTTACCGATTCTCCGCTGGTGGTGGACAAGCTGAAGAACTACCAATACTTCAAGGCCGATATTGAAATTGAAGTGAAGATCAATGCTCAGCCTTTCTTGCAGGGTGCTCTTATGTTGGTGTATAATCCATATTATGACCAAACGGGAGCTTTTAGACGCAAGGGAACCCGTTTCCTCGCTTCTCAAACTTCTTGTCCCTACAAGATCGTCAGTATTGAGGAAGGTAATTCACTCAAGTTAACTTGTCCATATGCCAACATTTATGATTTGTTTGACCTCGGAAATTCTGATAACCAATTTGGTTCTGTTTTCCTTTACGTATTTTCTACACTGCGTGGGAAGGAAACGTCAGAATCTGCAAAGTACACGGTTTTCGCTCGATTTGTCAACCCACAGTTCTATGTTCCGACTCAGAAAGACGTTATTTCAAGTGCCAGAGACCAGCACGAGATTAAACGACTTGAGACCAGAGGTTATAGAGTTGCTCAGGCTGATGTGAAACCAGTTTCAGCGAGCGATATAGGTGAAGTGGAGGCGACTGGACCAGTTTCGAAGATTGCGAGTGGAATTTCCACTGTTGCTGATGTGCTCTCGGGGGTTCCCGTTATTGGTAGATTTGCATCTTCCGTTGCGTGGGTATCCCGAGCAGTGGGAAGAACCGCAGCTTCCTTCGGGTGGTCGAAGCCAACTTCAATTCAACCTCAATGTAAAGCAGTGTTAAAACCCAATCACACCTTGCTTCATACTGAAGGGAACGACGATGCAACTACCTTGGCTCTTCTCCAGGATAATGGCATTGACGGTTCTTCTTTCATCCCTGAATCTAAGGATGAGATGAGTTTCAAGTACATTTTTGGTAGACCAAATTTCTTCCATGCTCAGACAGCGGATCAGACAATGTTTACAGATCGAAAGAAGATTACGGCGTGGGAGGTTTCTCCTTTATCACAGTATCAGTATGGGAATTCTGAGGATAGCCAAACGATGTACCTTGGAAGCTTTGCTTATGCAAGTATGATGGGTACTTTGTGGCGTGGAACTATTAACTACGACATTATGGTGGTGAAAACACCTTATCACCAGGGTCGTTTTGCAGTTGTTTTCCTTCCTGAGACCAATTTGGCTGATGTTCCTGATAACTTAGATAACCTTCTGAACACCAATTACAATGTTGTTTGCAATTTGAAGGACAGGCAGGATGAAATGGGCAGAACCACATTCCGTGTTTCTGTTCCTTTCATTTCTAACACTGATTGGCGTGAAACCTACAAACGGACGACGAACATCGACAATCCGGGTCCTGATGCCAAAACTTTGGACACGAAGACTGGATGTTTGGCCATTTATTCTTTGGTCGACTTGTCTAGTCCTCCCACTGTTGCGGATGAAATTACTTTCTATATTGCTCACAGTGGTGGAGATGATTATCAAATTGCTCGACCCATCATGAATCTTGCACCTGGCTTCCAAACGAAGTATGCTCAAGCTGATGTTGGCCCTGTTTTCGTTCCTGAGGATGAGAACCTCCTTGTTCCTTCACATACGAGTAAGGACGTAACCGCGCAGACCACGGGTGAATACTTCAATTCTTTGCGCTCGTACATAAAGCGATTTGGTTGGCTTGCTGATTTGTCTCAGAAGACCAATTACGTCGGTTTGCGAACGCGCCATATGATTGAGGATTTCAGAACGGGAAAGCGTACTATGTCACGCCCGAATGTGAACGATGGAGTTTTGCCAACACCGTGGTATATGTCATCGTTTCTGTACCGGTTTTACAATGGTTCTTCTCAACTTAAAATCATCCCGTACACACCTGGTGTTGTTGCTGATGCTTTTATATCTTTTGATGAGGATCTTACGGATCAGACCGAAGTTTCACCACAAATGTCATATGGCCAACCCATTTTCCAGCAGAACCAGATGGTTTCGAACTCGTTTGAGATTCGGACGCCTTATTACCGTGGTATTCGGTGTGATGTTGTTGCTTCAGCTCAGAAACCTGTTCTGGGCGACGTGAGGACACACGTCCGATGCAGAAACCTCGCTAATTATGGTGGTTCTGATCAAACCTCTTCGATTTATGAGGCTGCTGGTGATGATTTCAATTTCTTTTTCATGGTTGGACCTCCTCCAATGTGTGATATCAGAAATGTTAAATCTTATTCCACTTTTCCAACTGGGACTCAGGTGAAAGTCATAACAGACGGCATCGATAGTCTCATCTCGGAGAATGATCAAGAAGCAGTTGCAGGCCCCGCTTCTTTTGATCCTGACATAGAGGAACAAAAGGGCGGTGTTTGGAACATTGCTAGTGTCATCTCCGGTAACAAGACCGTGACTCTTACTCTTGAGGACGAGTCAACTTTAACTTATCAAGTCACCGACCTTCAGTTGGTGCGCCTCGAGTCTCCCTCTGTGGCCTCTATACGTGTGCCTAGGAGGAGCTTGCAGAATTTTGCCGCAAAAGCAATTACTGAACTAGCCGCATCTGGCCCTTGGACAGTAATTACCGATGCACCCATAGTACCATAAATGTGTACTAATTTGATTCTCCCAAACCCGAAACATGTTTCAGCATGTGGACAGGTTTCTGGTAGAAGGTGGTCCCCGTACTTTAATAACCGTACGGGCCCTATTTTGACTTAGATCAAATGAACTCCTCCTACCGGGGGGAGAGTAGTTTTATCCGAGAATGATTAATGGGGTTCAGCTTTCTATTGTAATTGGTAGATGTATTAACTTTTGGTTATTCCCGAATAATGACGGGATCATAGTGACAAGGCTTCACCGACTCACTATGAGCTCATTTTCTTAAAAAAAA